TTCTAAACGATATTTTTTGTAAAATTAGGGAAATTACTTATATTTAGGCGCAAAAAAACCGCCCGAAGGCGGCTAGTTAAAAATACAGATTTAGAAAGTTAATTAGCGTCTAGGATGGATATTACTTCTTCTTTTGTCCATCCTGCTTTTATCATACGTGCTGGTAACGCTTCATTTTTAAGTTTTTTAACTTTATCGATAATGGCGTCAAATTGCTTTCGACTAGCTTTATCAGATAGGAGAATATCCTTTTCCTTAGCTGTCGTATTGTCGTTCAACATTCCAACAAACAACGCCATTTTCAAATTTTTCTTGTCGCTACATTTTGAATCTAGACATTTTATTATCGATTCGTAAGCCGGTTTTTCAGCCTTATTCCTGATTACAGTATTTGCGAGCAAACAATCTTTAAAAGCGATTGAGTTCATTACGTATTCGCCAATCTTGCAAAATGCGTAAACATTCTGTCCCTTCTCTAAGTCAGCCAATGAATCTAATTCACTTTTAGAAAAGTATGCTCGCGGGAATACAAACTGTTTATATTTGAAAGTTAGATAAGGCGTGCCAAACGGGTCTTGACTGATTTCGTCAATCTTTCCGCTGATTAAAAGATTTTTGTTTTTATAGAGCTTATTACCTTTAATTTCATTTTTTGAATACGCCTTTTGAACGTCAGAGACAGTAGTACGCTCAAATTTACCTATAAAGTTCTCCAGATCAAAGTAGGTTTTTGCTCCTTCTAAACCTGCTTCGAAGTCATCGTTAATCATTTTATGCACAAATGCATCTTCAAAAGACTGTTTACTTTCTTGCGCTGTCGTTACGCTGGCGCCGGCGAGAAGAGATGCCGCTAACGTAATACATAAGGCTAATCGCATATTTCCTCCAAGAAAAAAACGAAGTTAGTAACCGATAGTTTTAAAAGACTTGATAACGCGTCCTATCGTAAAAAATTCGACTTGAGAATCACTTTCTATTTCTATATCTCGATACTTCGGATTCTCTGAAATTAAGATTAGTTTCTTCCCGATTGAGCGCTGCACACGCTTGATAAAGTATTGACCGTCTAAATACAAGAAATAGATTCCGTCACGGTCACATACGCGAGACTTAGTATCGACAAATACTAAATCACCTTCGCTAATAAGCGGCTCCATGCTGTCACCGGTAGCAGTAACGATCTGGACATCTTCAGGCGCATAATGCGGAAAATTATTAAAAAACCACTTGGCGCCGGCCTGAATCGTATCGACTAATTCCGATTCGTCAGAAAACTCAACCGGCGCCGTCACTTGCGGATAGGTTCCGCATAATCCTTGTAGATTTACTTTTCTAATAGTTACAGTATTGGGATTGTCTGCTGTGAACTCAGGCCCATTGCCGGACATAAGCCAGTCGACGTTAACGCCGAAAAATTTAGCTAATCCGACAGCATCGTCATATTTAAGTTGAAGCGTCTTACCGTCAACCCACCATTTAACAGTTGCTTTCGCGGCTCCGGTAGCTCTCGATACGTCTCCGATTGAAAGATTTCTCTCCTTCATCAGCTTTTGTAAACGTGTTGCGAAACTCATAACAACTCCTTTCACTTTTGCTTGATATTAAGAAAACTAAACACAAAAGTAAATAAACGTGAACGGAATATTTAGATTTACAAACGTTTAGAAAACTATATAATGAATAGTTGAAAAACTAAACTATTTGGTCGGATTATGAATCAGGACGATTTTAGAAAGGAAGCATTTAGAGAGGTGCTTTCCAGATATGAAGGAAAGTTCTCTAGAGACAAGGGACGCCAAGCTGCTATCGCTCGAGAGTTGGGAATAACGCCGTGCGCGGTTTCATTGTGGCGCGTTACAGGCATTCCTAAAAGCCGTATTCCGTATTTCAAATTAGCGTTTCCGGACTTGGCGATTTGGAAAAAAGCTCATTGAGGTGTCGTTATGAGTTTCTTACTCTCTCGTAACGCGGCTAAATGTACGCTCGGAAGTCCGAGCGCTAAAGCAGTTTTACGCTGTCTTTGCGACTATGCGGATGATGACGGTACAAACTGCCGCCCATCTACTGAAACGATTTCGCTAGAAACAGAATTAGACCGAAGAACCGTGTTTAAAGCAGTATCGTTTTTATCATCTAACGACTGGTTAAAAGTTTTTAACGCTGGACGCGGCTCACGTAATTTTTACGCCTTAAACGTACAAAAGATAAATAACGGTTTCGAGCGAGCGAAAGTTACTAAAGAAGTTTTCAAGTCTGAAAGCGGTATCAAATTTGATACTAGTAACGAAAATGCTACTAGTGACAAAAACGTTAGCGGAGTGGTTACATTTTTGCAGGAAAGTGGTAGCAAAAATGACACTCAACTATATCAAGACTATACCAATACTAAATCAAATATAGATGCACGCTCTGAATCGGTAGAGGATGAACTACCTCTCTCGGAGTCTGCTGGGGCTGTAGAAGCAGTCCCCTCTTTTTCAAAACACGAAACGGTAAAAAAGCCTAAGTCTCGTGGGAAGGCTACTAACACGCAAGCTACCGTTGCTAAGCCTGACAATGCTAGAGACGATTTGTGGGAAAAACTTCTTGAGCATCGTAATGCCATTAAAAAACCGTTTAACGAGTTCGCTTTAAAACTCATGCAAACCGAATGCAAAAAAGCAGGCTGGTCTCTGAATGAAGCGATTGAGCGTGTATTAGCCGAAGGCTGGATAGGTTTTAAAGCCAGTTACGTAAAAGACGAATGGAAAGACCCGAACGCAGTTTGGGTTAAGGCTGAGGATTATCAGCCGGAGCTTCCGCCAGTTGAATACGCTCCGAGCGCTCGTGAATGTTTCGACAGAATCATGGCGAAATCTACGTATGCGTATGACATCAAAGACTTGTCACAGCTCGAAAGAGTAGTCAACAAAAGGGAGGACAAATGATGTTTAGTGCCGCCGCTATGGTGAGAAATGAACAAGGACAAACGTTTTACGAATATCCGGACGCGTTCACGACCTCACAGCTCGTATTTTTTCCTGTACTTACAGAAGAAGAATTAAAACTCTATCAAGCTGACGCGATTGTGCGTGAAGGGATCGAAGAATTACCTGAACGTCGTCCACACGTGCCGACCGTGCTTTTTTCATTCTCCGACGACCCGATGAAATTAAAAGCTCATTTTATCGAAGGGAAAAACGTCTTAATCGACTTTATCGACGTTGACGATACGCCTCAATTACGAGAGACGTTAACGCGCTGGATGCGTGCAATACCTGTGCTTAGACCTCAATCAGTCGTCGTTACGGTCATGTTTAAAAACAGACAACTAATCGCTTGGAAATATGATGATGTCAACAAAAAATATTACAGATTTGCCTGATTCGCCTGAATTTTGGGCAGACCCACTAGGCGGACAGCAGATTACAACCTCACTCGCTGAATACACCGAGCTGGCGAGTCGTCCGGAGGAATTTTACGTAACGAAAGACATTCGCGAGTTTCGTAACGATTTTCAAGTTTATCTCGACGAAAAGAAACATCATGTCGCTAAGTACGTACTTCCGTTTAAACAAACAACGTTAGACGGCAAAGAAAAAGCTATCGATTTCGAGTTTCGTCCGGGCGAGTTGACTGTGTTAGCTGGCGAAAACGGCTCGGGTAAATCGCTCCTTCTCGGACAAATCGGTTTGCACCTTTTAGCGGCTGGTGCGTCACTTTATATCGCATCGTTTGAGATGGCGCCGGTTAGAACAATCGAGCGAATGCTTACGCAGGTCGTTTGCTCTCGCGATAAACGCGTTATCGACGAAAACGATATCAATCTCTTTTTTAACGAATATGCTACGCGACTACACATTTGCGATTTACAGCGAAAGGTAGACCCGGACGAACTAATTCGATTACTCGAAGCAGCAGTCAAGTATTACAAGTCTGACGTTTTATTCGTTGACTCTTTGATGATGTGCGTTCGTGACGACATCGATAAAGAAGAAACTGATTACGTAATGGGGCGCTTAGTTGAGTTCGCTAACGTGAACAAGGTTCATATCGTTGTAGTCGCACACTGCCGCAAACGTTCTGACTCAAGCTCTAAGTCCTTCAACGTATTCGACGCCGCCTCGAAAGAGTCGATCAAAGGTTCGTCAAACATTACAAACATCGCTTGTAACGTTTTCGTACTCGCTCGCGACTACTCGAAAGTTCAAAAACGAGCTGAGGGTAAAGACGTAGACGACAGCAAGCCGGATTTCGTGCTCAATCTCTGCAAGCAGAGACACGGCGGATATGAAGGTTTTATCAAGCTATGGCGCGATAACGCATCGCTCAATTTCTGCACGTCGATGTTACGTATCCCCGTCCGTCCAGCATTGACAAAAGATAAACCGGCGCCGGACGAAGAAATAGTAATCGAACCGTACTTCTAAGGAAAAAGCATGACATTTGAATCCTACGTACTTCTAACGTTTTTAGTCGCTCCGGTCGTATTAGTTAACGCATACGTACTGACGAAGCTAGCAATTTTGATGTTTAAGAAGGAAAACGAATGAAAGATCGTGTTTTGGCTTTTGTTTTTCTTTATGTCTCGTTGCTCATTGCGCTAGTTATCGCGTTCAGCGTATCGAGATTAAGCGGAATTACTAACGTTAACGCTTTTGTGCTTATGACCTTAGTCGTTTGGTTAATCGAATTTGCCGCGGTTATTTGGATTTTGAGGAGACGCTAACGATGTCTTTCAGTATTCAAAAATTTATTGAGCTTTTAGCTTATTGCGGCGGAATTAGCGCCTTTTGTGACTTCTTTTTTGATTCAGTAGTTGACGGGGACAAGTTCGATAGAACGATATTTATCGTAATTCTCCTTGTCGTTGCCGTTTCGTCGTTCGTAATCAAGGGATAAGCAATGATTCGCTGGTTTTATAAATTCTTTTTCATGCTGGGTATGTACGGTGGCTTGATTTCGTTCTGTGAAACGCTAGACATCGCAACAAATCGAACGCCTAAAACGTTTGACGAATGGGATATGTACCTAGCAATAGGAGTCGCATTTTCATCTGCGTTTTTCAACTGGAGGCGGTTTTTATGAATCGTGGTTGCTGTCTCTACTGCGCTCATGCCGCGTCGTACTGGATCGACGGAGCCGGGAACAAGCACGTTCCGCCTAAGACCTCGTTCGGAGACATGAATATCTATTGTTTACACGAATCTCGTGCTCCGGGTGAATGCTATCCGATTAGTTTCGCACGCTGTACACGTTTCAAACGTGCGCAAGACGACCAAATTCAACGCAGACGCGCTTTTTATTCGCAGTTTGAACGTTGGCATACTCACGCGCAAATGATCGCACAGCGACGCTAAAAACCGCATTACCTAGGAGATTGAAAACATGAGCTTCGAAAACGATCGCGATGTTAAAAGTATGGATTTTTCAGACTACTGCTTTGAAGTCGTACGCCTAGCGTCATTGAATAAAACACCTAAAGAAATTGAGGTCAAGTTGCGCCTTACTCCGTACACCATTCATAAGAAATTTCATACGCATCTTATGACCGGATACAAGCTCTATTTCGATAGACATCAGTGGGATATGAATCTTACGTCTAAACGAATAATTCAAATGAATCGCGTGCGTGGGCGTCTTAACAAACTAGTCGCAGGGATCGAAAACGATGAATAAGTATTTACAAGCGAAGGGCCGCCTACGAACTGGCGAAATGAATAAAACCGAAACCGCGTTTGCAGCCATGCTTGAAACTCGTAAGCGTTCGGGTGAAATCGTCGATTACTGGTTTGAAGCGGTCTCGTTCAAGATTGCAGAGAACCAGTGTAGATATACGCCTGATTTTCTCGTACTGCTCAATGACATGTCGTTAGTAGTTTTCGAGGTCAAAGGCTCGTTCCGAATTATGACCGACGACGCTAAAGTCAAATGTAAGGTTTTCAGCTCTAAATACCCGCTTCAACTCTACATAGTTGCGCCTAGACCTAAAAAATCCGGCGCCGGCTGGGAATGTCTCAGTTATACAGACGAACAACCGCCTATCAATCTCAACTAACAATAATCAGGAGGGTTAATGGACGATAAAGAAAAACAGTTAATCGCAGATTTACGACCGCGCCTCGATAACTGGCGCCGAGCTTATCGCGATAAGGTTATTAAAAATATTTCGATTACGTACGCAGTTCAAAAAGCTCTAGCGTTGACGCGTGATAAAACTGATTTCTCGGAGGATTACACAGGGCCGGAGGATAGAAGCGATGATTACGGTATCGAGGTAGATCAGAAAGACGCGGATTTACTAAACACGGTTTGGCAGTACATGAGCACGCCTGATACTGAAATGTTAAGTATCGGCACTCACGGCCTTAACGTGCGTACAGCTAAGCTCATTGTCCTTCTTTACGTATTCGGCTCGGAAAACTCTCTCAACCGTGCCGGACGGAAAATTTGGCGCATACGACCGAAAAAGCTAGACGCTTGGACGACCGACGCTCTAACGTTTTTCGCTATGCGTATTCGCGTCTATACCATCTATTGCAAACAAGAAAAATAACGTGTAGTGTAGGTACTAGACAATTTCAAGCTGTGTATCAGCCGCCCGATTTGGCTTAATTAGAGAAGGTTCCTTGCGGAGGAACCGGCGCGCTCAGAGGAAACGACGATCGACAACGATTAAGCCAAACGACGTAAGAAAAAATCAAAAGAATTCGACCGCCAGCTTTTTATGAGTAACTCCAATAACTCATAAATTTCGCTGGCGGTTTTTCGTTTCACGGTAATCAATATACAAACACTGTCATAGAGCCTTTTGGTTGCAAGCCTCCTAAGTCAAGTAAACCGTAAACGAAAGTCGTCCTACCTTGTATATGTAGAACGACACCTCTTGAGCCTCTCGGCGGGCTTCGTTCACCGAGCCAAATAACGTAGTACCTGTAACTCAATAGGAAAGAGTAGACGACTCATAATCGTTAAGTTGCAAGTTCGAGTCTTGTCGGGTACACCAACAAATACAACATCCAGCAAGCCTAGATTTCTCCGGAAATACGCTCACTCCGCTGGATTTCTTTTTTTAGCGCATGAAACAAAGACAGCTAACAGTTACGTATAAACGTGTCGTCGATTTAATCCCGTACGTGAATAACGCTCGCACGCACTCCGACGAACAAGTAATGCAAATTGCAAGCTCGATTAAAGAGTTCGGCTTTAACAATCCGATTCTTACGGACGGTGAAAACGGCGTTATCGCTGGGCACGGAAGACTGTTAGCCGCTAAGAAGCTCGGTTTAGAAACAGTACCGACTATCGAATTAGCAGGTCTTACTGAAGCTCAAAAGAAAGCGTACATCCTCGCTGATAACAAAATCGCTTTAAATTCAGGTTGGGACGAAGAATTACTCAAGATCGAACTAGACGACTTAAAACTTCAAGGCGTTAACCTCGAAACTGTAGGTTTTTCCGATGAAGAATTGTCTAAGTTAATTATTTCTAACGACGAAGATCAAAATAAAGAAGAAGACGAATTATCTGATCCGAAATTAGAACCAATTTCGCAAGAAGGCGATATTTGGATTTTGGGTGAGCATAAACTTCTTTGCGGAGATTCGACACGAGAAGACGATTTCGCCTTACTGATGCAGGACGAACGCGCAGATTTAGTTTTTACCGATCCCCCGTATAACGTCGCTATAGGCGATAAATATAAGGCGATAAATAATGTTTGCCATACTCAATCGATTACTGATAATTTAATCGGTGATACGTTTAAAAGCGACGAAGAATGCGGCGAGAAGTTGTGGCTTCCAGCGTTTACAAACCTCAAAAAGTTCTCTAAAGATTGTTGCTCATGTTATGTGACTATGCCTCAAGGAGGTACTCACATGATGATGATGATGAACGGGGGGTGGCAAGTAAAGCATGAGTTAATATGGGTAAAAAATCAAGCGGTTTTTTCGATGAATCGTCTTGATTACGATTACCAACATGAACCGATTCTTTACGGATGGAATAAGAAACATACATATTACGGCGGTGGTAAGTTTAAGACTTCACTGTGGTATTTCGATAAACCACGCTCTAGCAAGTTACATCCAACTATGAAGCCAGTTGAGCTTGTAGAAGAGGCAATTCTTAACAGCTCTAAAAAAGGTGATTTAGTTATGGATGCATTCGGAGGTTCAGGGACTACCGTAATCGCTTGCGAAAACAAAGGACGTAAGGCGCGAGTTATAGAAAAAGACCCGAAATATGCAGATGTAATCGTCACTCGCTGGCAAAACCATACAGGACAAAAAGCCGTGCGTTATCAAGACGGCAAGGAGTTCGATGAATTATGCCAAGAACAAAAATTGAAGTCGACTTAAAGAAAGTCGAGGAATTTGCGCAGGTATGTGATAACGAAGAAGAAATCGCGTTAGCGTTAGGCATTAGCTATCCAACGTTAAGACGACGTAAAAAAGATTCTGAACAATTTGATCAGGCTATAAAAAGAGGTAAAGCCAAAGCTAATGCTTTTGTCGGCGGTAAGCTCATGCAACTTATCAAAGAAGGGAATCCGACGGCGATTATTTTCTATCTAAAAGCCCGTTGCGGCTGGCGTGACGTAGAGCGTAAAGAAATTACCGGCAAAGACGGAAAAGATTTGAACGTGGCGCCGGTGCTCGTAATTCAAAATGATTTAAAAGACTAAACGATGGATGAAGCAAAGAAAATTAAAGCTGAGCGAAATCGTCGGTCGAGGTTACGCGTCATTTTGGAATAGCAAAAAGCGTTACGTAGTCTGTAAGGGCGGGCGTGGCTCGAAGAAGTCAAAGACTTCGGCGTTAAAGCTAATCGTCAACTTAATGGCGTACAAAGAAGCGAACGCGCTTGTAATTCGACGTTACGAGCGCACGCTTAGAAATTCGTGTTATTCGGATTTAGTGTGGGCGATACATCGCCTAGGCGTTGAGCAGTATTGGGATTACAAGGTATCGCCGCTTGAAATAACACACAAACTCACGGGTCAAAAGATTCTTTTTCGCGGCTTCGATGACGCGCAGAAAATTACGTCTATTTCCGTGCCGACTGGCGTACTTTGTTGGGTATGGATTGACGAAGCGTATCAAATCGAGGATGAAAACGAGTTCAACAAACTTGATTTGTCTATACGTGGTCAATTACCGAGCGGACTATGGAAACAATTCATCCTAACGCTCAATCCGTGGTCTGAGCGCTGGTGGGGTAAAAAACGATTCTTCGATAATCCTAACGACGATACGTTAGCGCTAACGACGAACTACCTATGTAACGAATGGCTAGACCCTGCGGATATCGCGATATTCGAGCGTATGAAGCTCGAACAACCGAGGCGCTACAAAGTCGAGGGACTAGGCGAATGGGGTCTTTCTACAGGCACGATTTACGAAAACGTTATCGAACTAGAGTTCGATTTTGACGCGCTGAATAAAGATAAAGAATGTCAAGCGTTTTACGGTCTCGACTTCGGCTTTACTGACCCGACGGCATTTGTCGGAGGTTTCGTTAATCAACGTGAAAAGAAAATCTACATTACTCGCTGTTTTCTTGTTCGTGGCCTTACTAACGCTGAAATCGCCGAAAAGATTAAAGCTGAAGGACTTAAACGAGAAGAAGTTCAATGCGACGCCGCAGAGCCTAAATCTATTGAAGAATTACGCGGTCTAGGCGTTAATGCTGTAGCCGCTCCGAAAGGCGCGGACTCGGTTCGTTACGGTATCCAGCTCATACAGCAGTATCAAATTATCGTGGCGCCGGACGTTCCGAATTTTTACAACGAAATCACAAATTATACGTGGGCGACTGATTCTTCAGGAAATCCGACAGATAAACCCGATCACGAGTTTTCACACGTGCCGGACGCTCTGCGTTACGGCGTCGTAGGAAAACTGAATAGCACATCATTCTCATGGCAAAGAATCTTCAATTAAAAAACGCAGGACGTACGAAACACGACAGCGCGACAGCATACGTAAGCTCTGTATGCACAGGCGAGCTGATTACGAACGTCGCAAACGAAATAAGTTTTTCGTTACCGGACGAACTTAAAGGTCGTCTATTTTCGTCGAACTGGGTAGCGCGGCGTATGGCTGAGTCAATCGCAAGCGATATGACCAGTAAAGGCGTCAACTGGCGATTAGACGCTGATACGTCTGCGTACTTAGAGAAAGAGTTCCGGCGCCTGAATGTATGGCGTCTATTGACTGACGCGATTACGTACGCACGTGTATATGGCGGCTCTCTCGTAATGATCGACATGGGCGACGGTGCGCCGGAAAGCGTTTTAAATCCTAACGGTACTTTGTTAGGTTTTCGCGTATTCGATAAAACCGAAATCACGCCGAGTACGACCGTAAAAAATTATGGCGCCGAGGCTGGATTACCTGTTAAATACAGTATTCAGCCAGCCTACGGCACGTTGTCGACATTCGACGCTGACGCTTCTCGCGTTATCCGTTTCGACGGAATACGTTCAACGCATCGCAAATTAAACGTAAACCAAGGCTGGGGTGAGTCAGTTTATGACGTAGCTAACTCAGCAGTCAGCGCATACGGAGCCTCGTTAGATAGCTGTCTCGAATTGCTCAAGCGCTGCTACATCAGATACTTAGGTATCGAAAACTTTTGGCAGGGCTTGCAAGATGACGAACGCGCTTCCTTCATGGGCCGTGCTGTAAAAATGATTAACGACGTTCAAAACAACTCGTCGTTAACCGTTTCTGATAACAAAGATACGTTTCAGTCTCAGTCGTATTCATTCGGCGGCATTCGTGACGTGTTGATTACGTTCTCAGAACAAATCGCCGGCGCCGCAGAAATACCGTTAGTCAAGTTATTCGGTATGTCGCCCGCTGGATTCTCGACCGGAGACGCTGATCTAGCGAATTATTACGATACCGTCTCGCGCCTTCAAGAGGATAAGTTACGCGAACCGATTAGCCGTATCGCTTCGTTAATCCTCACCAGCTCAGGACGTAAAGTTGACGAAATAGACTTCGACTTCGTACCGCTCAAACAGGAAACTACGAGCGAACGTATTACGAACGCTCAGAACGCTGTAAATACGATCTTAAGCGTCCAAGCAGCAGGGCTAATTTCTGACAAACGAGCGCTCGAAGAAATTGCCGCGTTATCCGAAAAGACGGGAATCTTTTCAACCGTTACGCCGCAGGATATCGAGGCGCTTAACGAAGTTGAGCCGCCACCGATACCGGACGAAACAGGACAATACGTTAACGCTGGCCTGCCTAACATCGGTGTGGCCGTTGACCCTAACGAAAAGCCTAATTTCGGAGCGTTTAACTTATTAAATTAAATGGCAACGTTTAATCACGAAAAAACGTACCGCGCTCGCGTGTGGCGTTATTACCGTCAAGTCGCTCGTAACATTCAGGCGATTATTAACATGAACCTGAACGCAGACGGGACGATTAAGGACTTCGGAATTCTGCAAGCTCAGCTCGATAATTACGCGAATGCGTTACCGGCGCCTACTGCATCGCTTTGGTCAAAGATCATCAGCAATAACGCTGTGCTTCTTGCACGTGATTTCAAAAAGGCGGCGGGTCTACGTATCGATACGCAGTCGCCGCAAATGATCGCGTTAGTCAATAAGCTCGTACAGGAAAAGGTAAACGTAATTAAAACGTTACCGAACAACGCCGCGTTAGAAGCGCAGAAGCTCAGCGCTCAGATCGCGCTCGAGACTGGAGCACGTCACGAAACGCTAGTCGCGAAAATCCAAGGCATGACTCCCGGATATCCCGAGTACGCCGCTAGACGTATCGCACGTACTGAGGTAGCGCGTACGCAGTCAACGCTCGTACAGGCTCAGGCGCAGAGCGTAGGGATTGACCAATACGTATGGCACACCGTCGAAGATGAATCCGTACGCGCCTCGCATCAAGCGATGGACGGTAAAGTTTGCTCGTTTTCTAATCCCCCTGAAGTTGAACCGGGGAAATACTATAATCCAGGAGGGGTATTTAATTGTCGTTGTTTTGCTGTACCCCTCCTGCCTAATAACGCTTAGGAGTCTAAATGTATGACTTGAGCTATCCAATTTCACCGAATAAAGCCCTCACAAAAGAGGGTTTTTTAATTTGTCGTAATGCCGTTATTGCCTCGATTTGCACACGAGAATATTTACCTGACGAATTAGATCAGGTAAAGCCTAACGCTGACGGGAAAGTGTTTTTAATACGTCCTAGTGACGTTTTATTCTCCGACGATACGATCAATTCATTTGAGGGAAAACCGGTAACGCTAGGACATCCGGACGTGCCTAACGTCAACGGCGAAAACTGGAAACAATTCGCTGTAGGCACCGTATCTCACGTAAGACAAGGCGCTGAATCTACAGCAGGTTGTCTAGTCGCTGATATCATCATTTTCGACCCGAAGGCGATTGAAGAAGTCGTGAACGGTAAAGCGATAGAGCTTTCGTGCGGTTTCGATTCAAACGTGATCGATCAAGGCGGCGGTATCGGCGTCGAAACAAATTTCATAGGTAATCACGTTGCCCTCGTCCCGCTCGGACGCGGTGGCGGAACGTGTTCTCTAAAAGATTCTGCAATCACTAAATCAAAGGATAAAAAAATGGCCTTTTTTAATAAAAAAGATGAAGCACCTGACGTTAGCGCTCAGATTCTTCAACAGCTTCAGGCGTTGACCGAACGAGTCGCCGCTATCGAAAAATCAACGCAAGCTCAATCTCCGGCGCCGGCTACTAACGCTGACGCTGAAGGCACTAAACAGCCTGAGACAAACGAAGCTCAGACTCAGACACCCGCACCGGAAAACAAAGCCGCAGAAACTCCGGCGCCGACACCTGACGATAAAAAAGCAGATGACGATATGCCGCCAGCCGCTCCTAATCCGCTGGCTGGCATTGATCCTGCTGTACTCGGCGCCGCTATCTTGCAAGCGTTGACTGACGCTAAAGCAGATAAAAAAGCAGACGAAAAGAAAGCTGACGAATGTAAGAAGGAAGAAGCGAAGAAAGACGCTAAACCCGAAACCAAGCTCGACGCCGCGATGATTCGTGACGCCGCAGATATCGCTCCTTCGTTAGCGCCTACTACGCCTAATCTGCCGTATGCCGCAATTCTCGAATTTGCTAAATCACAGCAGGGTAAATCTTTTGTCGACTCTTTCGGCGACTTGTCTAAATGTGATCATGCGATGGTTTTACGCGCCTGCGCAAACTTCAAGCGCTCTATGACTCAGGCGACGCTAGCAACAGTTAAGCACGATGAAGCGCCGAAGAAGGCGAAGTCTTTTGTCGAGCAAAGCGCGGAACTTTGGAATAAAGCGAAATAACTTATCGGAGATAAAAATGCAGACTGGATACATTGAACAAAACATGATCGCGGGTTTCGTAACTCGCGGTGGCGCGGACATTAAGTCCATTACGGCAACCGCTGCTATCGGCGCCGGCTTGCCTGTCAAACAGGATTCTGACGGTAACGCCGTGTTGCTCGAAACAACCGACGGCCTCGACGCGATGATCGGCGTTGTCGTGCGTTATCACGAGGGTTGGACGTTACAGGTGTTTCCGCAAGAAATCGGCGTACTTAGCACTGGTTACATTCAGGTGCCTGCTGCCGCGTCCATTACGCCTAAACGTAATCAGCCTGTCTATTACGACGCGACAAACCAAGTCTTTACGACTGACAACACGAAAGTACCTATTCGCGCAGTTTTCGCCGCCAACGGTATTGCTGACGGGTGCGCCGAAATTCAGGTAACTCAGCAGGTCGTAATTCCTGTTAAATCATCGTCTTAATTCACATCCTTTTTCTTAACTAACTAAGCCTCGTTCGTTTACTCGGACGGGGCTTTTTTTATGGACAAATAAAATGGCAATTTCAGCAGATCAAGTAAAAGCGCTGTGGAATTCTCGACTCGCACAGCTTGAGCCGGAAATCATCCGTCCGCTTACAAATTACTATTTCACTCGCGACATTCCTATCGTCGAAGACCTCGATAAAGTCTCTAACGTCGTTGCTCTGAGAAACATCAAGGGTATCGGTCAGGGCACTAAAGACGCAAACGGAATGTCTTGGCTTGGCAAAGGAGCTAACGACTTGCGCGGCGTTGATTACGAATTGAACGCTACGGCTGTAGCCGTTTATACCGCTGGTCGCGAAATATCCGTAACCTCTATGGAGCTTGAGGCCGCTCAGAAAGCCGAGGATATCAACGTTAACGCCGAGCAGGTTGAACTCGTTAACGATAAATTCTTGCAAGAAGCACATCAGGTCGGTTATCTTGGCGATAGCGGCTTAGGTTTCAAGGGCTTCTTGAATAACGCTTCTATCAAGAAGGGAACGACTACAGGCGCTCTCGCCGAAACCTCTCCGACATGGGACGGTATGGCGAAGGCTATTGATGACTACTTCAATCAGGCATATCAGGCTACTAATGGCGTCATCATGCCAAACACCATGCTTATTACGCCTGCTCAGTACGTCAAGCTCTTTAGCATGAAGGCCCCGGACGATCGCCACTTCTCTATGATCGATTACATCGAAAAGGAATCGCTCGGACGTAAGGTTGCAGGTTCTATGACTGTTAATCAGGTCAAGGAATTATCTTCTCTCGGAACCTCTTCTAAAGACCGTATGGTTCTTTATACGAAGGATAAAAACTACGTTCGTTACCATATTCGCCCGGTATGGCGTGAAAAGACCTACGATAAAGGTCTCGACTATTGCGCCGCTTACTTGTGGCGCTTGGCTGAAGTTCAGTTCCGCCGCCCTGAGACCGTGATGTACTTCGACGGTATCTAAACCTCGCACCTCGCGAGGTTTTTTTATGCCTGCTGGTTTACGCCAGCGGGCGTAATCACGTTAAAAACAAAATGACTTACGACGATTTTTTAAAGATTTTTCCTGAGTTTTCTGAGTTTCCGAAAGCTCGCGTAGAGTTTTATTTAGACGAAGCGGATAACCAGATTAGCGAGAATCGCTTCGGTAAATCTACGGAATTTGGGAAAGCTCTTTTTACAGCGCATTACCTAGCGTCGCTTGATAACGGTCAGCGTACCGGCGCCGGTGGCGAAGTTTCTAAAGGAAACATTAGCAGCGGCGCTCATGGCGCAGTCGCATCTAAAACGGTCGGTTCCGTTTCTGTTTCTTACGATACTGCGTCTACATCGTTCGCTGACGCGGGCTATTGGAATAGCACGCCTTACGGGAAACAGTTTTTTAACCTTTTAAAACGCTATCGGCGTATGCCGTTCGCAGTCACGGGGCGAGCATCATGGCCCTAACGATGAAAGTAGAAGGAGCGGACGCGCTCAAGTCCGATATCTTTCACCTAAAAAAACGTTTCGAGCGTTTTAACAAGCAAGGCGTTTCGATTGGCTATATCGAGGCGAAGAGTTTGAAGCGTAAGGATACGCCTGTAACTAACCTAAAAATCGCAACGTGGCAAACGTACGGAACGCATACGATACCGCCTAGGCCTTATTTAAAACCAGCATTACTAACGAACGAAAAACGGATACACGAAATCCTTGAGCAGGCGTTAGTAGACGAAGGATTAAGCGGTAAGACCGGCGCCGTAAACAAAGCGCTGAACGTCGTCGGTATGCTCGTTCGCGATACGGCCAAACAAAATATCGTCGATCAACGAAACTTCGTGCCGTTGGCGCCGGCAACGATCGCGGCCCGTAAGCGTCAGGACTTTAAAGGTACGAAAGCACTTATTCGCACTGGCGCGCTGCTTAACGCTATTCAATACGTCGTAGATAAAAAATGATTGATGTCTCAGAAATCGTTAGAGACCCTGATTTCACGGTCTCATGCGTACTCATTCGTCAGCAGGCTAAACCGATCGGAAACGGACGCGACGAAATTACGAAAATCCGTAAGCCGATACAGGCGGTTCTACAGCCGTTAACGGATGCGCAGTTAGTAAATATCGTGTACGCGGACGGTTCGCCTGTAACTTGCGGCCTTACGTACTACGGCGTCGAGCGCGTATCGCTCGCGGACGAAGGCTTTATTAACGATCAAATCGAATTCAACGGCGTTCTGTACGACGTTATGTCTATCGCCAATTACAACCCGAACGGAGCCTACTATCAGGCAACGCTCGCAAGGAGCAAACAAGTATGAGTTACGTAGACTCTACGCAAGCAGGAGTGCTCGCAAGCACTGCTACATACGTTTATTCAAAAGATTTCGACGACAAATTTCAGGCGTGGTTAGCTGACGCGCTCGACTGTAATCCGAACAACGTAAAACCGATGTTTAGAGAGTTCGAAACAGCTATTAGTACGAACGTCCTAAACGTATTTTTCGAGTTCTATCAAATTGAATTCATCGGTGACCCATATACCGGTGAAGAAAACGACGACTATTTAACTCAGATGTACGAGGGTACTGCACATTGTCGCGTTAAATTGATCGGAGAAAACAGCCGCGAGAAGGCGTTTTTATTACATGACTTGATTTACTTGTCTCAGAACGTCGACGCGCTTCAAAAATTTGGACTCAGCATTAACGAGGCTCAGATTATCGAGTTAGATCGAATTACCGAAGGTCACGCCCATACGCCAGCGTCAACAGTCGATTTAACGCTCGATTACTCCTACGAGCGTAAATGGGCGGTTAAGTCTTTAGTTTCAGCTCCTACAGATATTCAAAACTCTTAAATAGAGGATTTTTAAAATGGCACTTTCTTTAAACAATATCGTTAATGTCGATATGGTGTTTAGTCCGAAAGCCGCGCAAACTCGCGGATTCGGCATTCTCTGTATTCTCGGAGATACTAAAAACGTTATCACTGCCGGAGAGGGCTATCGCACGTATACAAGCTCTGATGACGTTGCTACCGATTTCGGCGATGACGCACCGGAAACGCTAGCGGCGATGGCGTATTTTTCTCAGTCTCCGAAACCGCAGACTTTGATTATCGCCGAGCCGTGGGACTCTACAACCGATACCGCTATCAGTACTCGCGTTTCTAAGTTATTCGCTGATTACGGAAGAAACTTCTACGGCTTTATTACAGCTACCAGCGCTACAGTCTCAGACGATGAAATTCTTAAAATCGCTCAGATCGTTGAATCGTCCGCTGACTCGCACATTTACGGTATTACGCTCACAGATTTGACGTGTGCTAATTCTGTTTATACCGACGAATCTACAGACCTGCCGTCTAAACTCAAGCGTGGCCAATTTACGCGCACTATCGTATTCGCCTCTGAATACGACGCTAACGATTCAGCCTACAGACTGAATAAATATCTCGTTGCGTCGGCGTTAGGTCGTATGTTTAGCGTTAATTTCAGCGGTTCGATGACAACGATCACGCTGAAATTTAAGCAAGCTCCTAGCCTCCAGCCGACTAATTTAACTCAGTCTCAGGATACGAATCTCTCGGCACGTAACGTTAATAAATATGCGATTTTCTCGAATGACACCTACATTATCGAAGAGGGTGTCATGTCGTCCGGTATGTGGGCGGATGAACGTCATGGTTCTGACTGGTTGCAGGATTTAATTCAGACTACCGTTTACAACGTTCTCTATCAGTCCAAAACGAAAATCCCGCAGACCGATGACGGAGTGGCGCGCCTTATGGCTGCTGTTGCTAACGCTATCGATCAGGCCGTCATTAACGGATTTGTGGCGCCGGGCGTATGGAATAGTGATCCGTTCGGCGACCTTGAATCCGGCGCCTACCTCGAAAAAGGCTATTACCTGTACGCACCGTCTGTTAACGATCAGTTGCAGAACGAACGCGAGGCCCGCAAGTCTCCGGTTATTCAGGCCGCTATCAAACTCGCTGGTGCTATTCACAGCGTACCGATCATAGTCAACATCAATCGCTAATCAAGTCATTTTCTAAACAAGCCCTGCAACGAACGCAGGGCTTTTTTTATGGATTTTCAAAATGAATAAACCGACATATAGCATCGCTCGCGCAAGCGCCGCATACGCCGTCTTTGGTGGCGTCTCGTTCGATTTGAAGCAGGGTTTGACCGACAACGGTATTACGATCAACTTAGATGAAGATTTCGGCGAACGTAATAAGGCTATTGACGGCTCCAGCATTTGGAGCGAATTCGAAACGAGCGCAGGTACGATCGTACTTGAGTATCTTCCTTCTTCTCCGTGCGTTCCGTTTTTTATAACTTTGCACGCTACTCAACGCGGCACTGGTTCTACTGGTTCGGACACTGTCACGGTTATTGACCGTGACATGAAATTTACGTACACAGGCTCTCAAGTCGCTATCCAGTCAATTACCGGACACAACGTCAAGAAATCCAAGGGCGATTCAATCGTCGTAACGCTTAATTGCGGACAAATTACCTCTATCGGAGCTTAATCGAATGACTAAATATCAGGACATTACTGTTAACGGCGTTACCGTTCGTTTATATCGTTTGTCTGCTAAACAACAGCATGACATCGTTAATCAATATTTTTTCCCGATTACGACTCAGGCTAATGAGCTGGTAAACGTAATTATTAGAAATCCGCAGAATCAAATTGCTATTGCTTCTGCTATCGCCGAGGCTGTGAATAAATTCATGCCAGCTAACAAACGCGACGAATTGATTTTCAAACATTTAATGCCGTCCGTCAAAGTCGTAGCGGCAGGGATGGAGATTGAATACTGCTCGCATAAGGGTGAAATTACGTGCGAAGGGCTGAACAACATTAAATCGTTGTACAAAATCACGTACGAAGCCCTTAAATACAACTTCGAAGATTTTTTTACAGACTGGCTCAACGAAAACAAGTTGAGCTAACGCCGCCCGAATGGCGTGACTCCGTACGCCTTCTAGATATTCCTGAGTCCTTTCTTATGCGCCCCGTTCTGCGGGGTTTTTTGTCTTTTGAGTCTCTTTTCGATTCGTCAGTGTCTTTAGGCGATTTAGTTCTTCTAAATGACGCTATCGACGCGAACGACGAAAACGAGAAACGCGTCTATCAGTATTACGAGCGTAAAAATGGCCGAAACTAAAAACGATGTAAATTTGCGAGTAGGCGCATTAGTCGATTTTGCGTCATTATCTGTCGCAGAAAAAGCAGTAGGCTCGTTTTCTGACAAAATCGTTAGCTTAGCTAAATGGGCCGGCGCCGCTATTGCCGCCGGTTCCGTGGCCGTAGCTATTCAGCGTACAGCCGACAAATTTAACGATCTCGGCGATATCGTCTCTCGTGTTGGTAACGCTACCGTCAAAGAACTCGATCGGCTCGGATATGTAGCCGAACTTACAGGCTCAGACGCAAATACAGCTACAGCCTCGTTTGAAAACCTATCTCGAACGATAGGCGAAGCGGCTCAAGGTATCGGACGGGGCGCGCAAGTCTTTGAAAAACTCGGCTTATCTGCGAAAGATGCGCAAGGTAACGTCAAAACAACGACTCAAGTTTTAGACGAAATCAAAGTCAAGATTCAAGACCTGAGTAAGGCTGAGCAATCCGCTTATATTCAGCGCCTCGGACTCGATCGGACGATGATCGGTATGCTCACGTCTGATACGACTGAGATTATCGATCAATACAACAAACGTACCGAGGCTCTCGGAATAAATGTAGACGAAGCGGCAGAGTTAGGCGCTAAATACAACGACGCTATTAAAGTCACGGAACGCGGTTTTGACGACATCATTACCGCGTTTGTTTTACGTGTCCTACCGTCTATCACGACAGCGATAGAACGCGTTTCTAAGCTGATTGATGAAAACGCCGGACTAATTAAAAGTTACGTTGATCCTATCGCCGCCGCCGTATCAATCGGCGCCGACCTCGTTACAGGATTTATAACCGGAATCGGAAAACTTTTTAAGATTCTAGGTAAATGGCCTGTTTACATCGGCGCTGTAACTGTCGCATGGAAATTATTAAACGCTGTATTTAAGGCGTCTCCGATTGGACGCATTATTACTCTAGTCATGGGATTAGTAACCGCTATCGGTTTGCTAATCGATGATTACGAAACGTGGAAAGAAGGTGGAAAATCACTATTTGGCGACTTATGGGGTTATGTCGAAAAGTTCGCTAACGGCTTAATGTTTGTATGGGATAAGCTGGCAGGATTACTTGAGCACGGCTGTAAAGAAATAGCAGCACTTTTTAAAGGCTTATTCACTTTTGATTTCTCGGACGCAATCGCCGAAAGTCAAAAATTCATGGATGACTTCTACGCGTTGATTAAGCCTATCGGCGATAAAGCCAGCGAAATCTTCGATGATGTAACGAATATCTTTTCAGGCTTAGGTAAATGGTTTGATGACCTTTGGAAAGAAATCGGAGACGCTGTATTTTCTGCGCTCGATAGTATCGGTAAAGCGTTTACTCAGTGGTGGAATAACCTGATTAACTCCGTTAAAAACTTCGGTAGTAAAGCAGCCGAAAAAGCGGAAAACATGGTTACTGACGCTTGGGATACGAGCGTTAACGCGGTTAAAGGTTTATTTTCGTGGGGAAGCAAAAAGGACGACGATAAAGCTGCATCCAGTCTTCCGACCACGACGACTAACAATAATCAGCGCTCTAGCACCACGTATAACAACAACGCTCAGGTTAATCAAACGATTAACGTCAATAGCGCTAAAGAAGCTAAGGACGTAGCAAGCGGTACTAACCGTATTTACACCCAACCAGCCGGAGCGATGAGTTAATCATGTCTTTCTTAGAAACACAGGTATTAGGCTTAGCTGGTACGGCAGTCGGAAAACTGCTTCAAATTAAACCTATTAGGAGATTTGAGGCGTTTTCCGATTTTTGCTCTATCACGGAAACGCACAATATCGCGGTAACCGCTACTCAATATCCGATTGAGGACGGAACGCAGGGCACCGATCATATTGTTCGCGAGCCTAAAAATATTACGTGGGATGTCGTTTTCGGTGAGCGCTCAGACCCTCAAGGAACGTATCAGAGGCTCCTTGATTTGATGTACAGCGGAGTACCGTTTACCGCTGTGACGGGACTTAGACGTTACGACAATATGCTTTTAGTCTCTGTAGCAGCTAATCAGGATACGCATTCAGCGCGCATCCTAAAGTGCACGCTGACCATGCAAGAAATCGTAATAACGTTTCCTCTCGCTACGAATATGCCGCCGAGGTCACAGCAAGCGAATCCGAATGTCACAGCTAAAACCGCTCAAACAGGAACGAAGCAGTTACAAGAAAAGTCGGTTAGTGAATCGAGATTAAGTCATATCTTTAGTTAGCAATGAAAACATACGAAATCCCGCTCAATTCTTTTGCAGAAGAATTTAACGTCGAAATTAACAGCGTTAATTACTTACTGCGAACGAAATGGAATGAGCCGCTACAGGCGTGGACGCTCGATATCGGACGCTCTGAAAACGAGTGGCTCATACGTAATCTCGCGTTAGTCGCTGGCGAAAATCTACTCCAGCAGTATGAGCATCTAAAGCTCGGTTTCGGCCTGATTGTCGTAACTGACGGCGACGAAAACGCAGACCCTACGGAAACTAATCTCGGTACTGACTCACATTTAATCGTTGTGACGAATGATTAACTTTTGGCGAAAAATTACGCTCCTTGTCGGCGATAAGGACGGCAACGGCCTCGACTTATCCGGTTTTAGAGTCTCGTTCGACGTTGAGAAAACCGCGCTTCAAGACCCGAATACAGCGAAAATCGACATCTATAACTTATCTAAAATGACGGTAGCGCGTATCGCGGACGGTGATTTAAAACGAATTGTCTTACAGGCTGGTTACGAGTCTCATAACGCGGTTATTTTCGACGGAAACATTATTAGTACGTCGCAAGTACGTAACGGCGCGGATACGATTCTCAGTATTGAAGCTGGAGACGGTCAATCCGGTTATTCATACGCGCTCGTAAACGAAACAGTCGGCGCCGGTTACTCAAATAACGACATCGCTAAAAAATCGTTTAACGCTATGAAAGAACGCGGCGTTAAAAACGATGATTTAAAAGCTGTAAGTAACGAGACTAAGTACCCTCGCGGGCGCGTGCTTTTCGGAGCCGCTCGAAATTATTCGCGAGAAGTCTCTAAAAACAGTGATACGCAGTGGTCTGTACAGGATGGACATTTAGTTTATTGCAAGAAAAACGCTACACGCGATGACCGTAAGGCGTTTATTTTGCGGCCTGACACCGGCATGATCGGTAGCCCTAAGAAAGATAAAGACGGCGTAACGGTGAGTTGTTGTCTTAACGCGCTACTTCGTATCTACGACCCGATAAGAATCGAGTCTGAGTTTCTTACGGGTGACTTCAAAATCCTGTCGCTTAAACATTCAGGCGATACCCACGGGAACGAATGGAGTACAGAAATTAAAGCGTGCTCGTTAGACCCGTCAACGAAAAAGACCACGAAAAAATGAATCAATTAGAACGTATTGCAACGCCTGAAGAAATCGAGCGCCAAAAGTCTGAGGATTTAAAAGCTCAGATTCGTGTAGCTATGCCTGCAATCGTGACTAGCGTAGATTTAGGGCGGCAGGTGGTTTCCGTAAGACCTGCGATTATGGGAAAACTACGAGGGTACGAAGGTAACGTTACAGAAGTTCAGTATCCCGTCCTTACTGAAGTACCGATCGCTTTCCCACGCGCGGGCGGTCTTTGCATTACGTATCCTGTCGCTGAGGGTGACGAATGTCTCGTAGTTTTCGCCGATACGTGTATCGACTTTTGGTGGCAGTCCGGTGGCGTCCAGTCTCCTAAAGATTCTCGTTCTCACGATCTTTCGGACGCTATAGCGATTTTCGGTCTTTCTTCTCAGCCGCGCAAACTTTCGGACGTATCGTCTAACGCTATCGAGATACGTACAGATTCACGGTCAGACTATATAAGTCTTACGGCTGGAAAACTCGATATCAATATCAATGGCGACGTAAACGTAACAGCTAAAAAATCTAAAGTCGTTTGTCCAGATAACACCGTACAAGGCCCGTTAACAGTAACGGGCTTAATCACAGGAAAAGGCGGTTTGACTGTTAGCGGCGGTAGTGGCGCCTCGGTAACCGGGACGATTCACGCGACTGGCGATATTACGTCCGGCACGGTTTCGCTTCAATCTCATACTCACAATCACGGCCCGGCGCCGGATAAATAAACATGAAATATCGAAAACTAGACGAAAACGGCGACATGACTTTCGGCGCCGGACTCGATAACTACTTTATTGATAGCGCCGAAGCGGTTGCACAGTCCGTTTTAACACGCCTAAGAATGTGGCTGCGTGAGTGGTACTTAGATACGAATGACGGGACGCCTTACTACCAACAGGTTTTAGGAAAACACACGCAGACTGAGGCCGTACAAGCGATTTATCAGCGTATCCGAGAAACCGCGGGCGTCAATCGAATTACAGAGTTTTCTACAGCGTTCGACCCTGATACGCGTCGACTGCGTATTGAGGTAACACTAGATACAGTTTATGGCGAGGTAAAAGTAAATGCCTGATCTCAAAAAACTAGCCTACGTCGATGACGCGGGCTTTTTTGTTGCCGATTTCGAGGATTTCCTAGAGTACAACAAAGACGCGATGCGTTCGATATACGGCTCAGATATCAATCTTGACGCTGACTCGCAGGACGGACAATTAGTCGCGCATTTTGCCCAATCTCAATACGATTTAGCGCTCCTATGCGCCAAAGTCTTCAATAACTTTTCACCTGCGACAGCACGCGGGGACGCGTTAAGTCGTGAAGTCAAAATCAACGGCATAGTGCGTCAATCCTCGACACATTCAAGCGTCGACGTTGTTATTACAGGCGACGCAGGTACGACGATCACGAACGGACAAGTACGCGATACATCTAAAAACGCTCACGTGTGGAATTTACCGCCTGAAGTCGTAATACCGACGAGAGGTTCTATAACAGTAACAGCGACATGTGACGACGCAGGCGACATTAGAGCCGGCGCCGGTACTGTTACTCGTATTGCTACGCCTACCGAGGGATGGATTAGCGTAACGAACAATTCTGAGGCCGCGCCCGGACGTGATACGGAAACTGACGCAGAGTTACGTGTTAGACAAACGTATTCGACTGCTCAACCGTCGCAAACTGTGCTTAAAGGCATTCTAGGCGGCGTGTTGGATGTGGACGGCGTAACGCGTGCAATCGTGTACGAAAACGATACGAGCGCTACGGACAATAACGGCATACCTAGTCACTCTATCGCTGTGGTTGTCGAAGGTGGCGACGCTCAGGTAATCGGAGACGTTATCAAGCTAAGGAAAACGGCAGGCACAGGGACATACGGTACTACGAGCGTAACCGTTAAAGACAGCGAAGAAGTACCGATGACCGTCAACTTCTTTAGACCTACGGTCGTACATATCAAAGTAAAGATTACGCTGGAGCCGTTAACAGGCTTTACTACTGAGCTTTACAACTCGATTAAGTCGCAGGTCGTTAGTTACATCAATTCTCTGACGTTCGGTCAAACGGTGCGAATCTCGAAACTCTACGTACCCGCAAACCTCGAAAACGACGATAGCGACATTTCTTACGACATCACGTCTATTCAGATAGCTAAAAACTCAGGCGCCTATGCGTCATCAAATGTCGCGATAGGTTTTAACGAAGTCGCACACTGCGAAGCGGCGGACGTTGAGGTAATTACGAATGACTGATTTCAATACGTATCTACAGCGCGTACCGTCCGAGCATCGAGACAAGCCGAAATTTGTTGAAACGCTCCGTTCGTTACTCGGCCCCATGCTCGAGCTTCAAACGTTAATGGAGCGCATACCGTTCGATTACGACCTCGACAGCGCAGTAGGAAAACAGCTAGATGTCGTCGGCGAGTGGGTAGGACGTAATCGTTACGTGTCTATTCCGATTGAGGGCGTATTTTTTACGTTCGACGATACGGCAATCACCGGATACGACCGCGGCGTATGGTGCGGCGAATATGACGCCACCAGCGGTATGACGAAATTAGACGATGACTCGTATCGATTCCTGCTCAAATTACAGATTCTCGCCAACGTGTGGGATGGTACGCCGGAAAAATTTTACGAAGGTGTCCGCTCGCTCTTTAACGGTACGTTAAACGTCGTTATCGAAGACCATCAGGACATGACGATATCGATCGGTGTCGTCGGTAAGGCACTATCCAGCGCTCAACGCGCTCTATTCCTTCAGCAAATAGCTCCGTTTAAACCCGCTGGCGTACGAATAAACGTTTTCATGCTTACTCAATACGACGACGTGCCGCTTTTCGCTTTCGACATGAATACGCCTTTACTACAGGGTTTCGACACGTCCGGATGGGCGGAAATCATCGCTAATTAAATCTCAAATTTCTCTCAAACAAGCCTCGCTTAAACAGCGGGGCTTTTTTTATGGGTCAAACAAATGGCTACTAATAACATCCTCGGGTTTTGCACCGGCGCCAATCCTAACGTATTAACTCCTACCGCTTGGCAAACGACGCCTGCACGCTCAAGCGGTTTTGTTTCAGGTATTGCACTTTCTTCTCACGTTAATACAGCTGTCGTAGGCGGCGCAAACATCGCTCACGCTGTCGGTGAATTTATCAAAAATCAGTTAAATGAGGATGTAAATCCGACCGACGAAGCGGAGCTCGTTAGTCAGTTTCTACGAGCTCTACAAATTTTTATTCAGCGCGGCGGCGCTTGTCCGGTAGGTTCGATTATTCCTTACCTCGGCGGCGATGTGCCTTACGGCTGGTTATTAGCGAACGGAGCCTCTGTGCTCAGGTCGCAGTACAACAAGCTATTCGCCCTAATAGGTACTAAGTTCGGCGCGGTTGATGAGGCACATTTTAATTTGCCGAATCTGCATCACCGATTCATCGAAGGTACCACCTCGCTTAGCGAGGTGGGAAGCTACGTCGAGGCGGGCTTACCGAATATCTATGGCGGTGGCGTTGAATATACAGATGTCAAAGCCTATGCCACACCTAATGGAGCATTTTTTTCTACAGACTGGAGTTCTGAAACAGAGTTTTCGGTAGGCGATGGCAAGTTTGTTAAAGAACGCACTTTGGGATTTAACGCAAACAAGAGCAATGCGACCTATTCTGATTCTGTTTCAACAGTTCAAGTATCGGCCATTTTTGGTCTGAACCTGATTAAAGCCTTCTAACCGAATATTCAAGGTCATCTATTCGTACCTAGTTCAGCGTCAAACCCATCACTGCACGCAGAGGACGCCTTGAGACTACAGAAAGGCGGTACTGCTTACGGTCAAATGGGAAGTTCAGGGCAAGGCGATGTGAATATGTACCTTGACGCTTCTCAGTCAAATTCCATCTTTGGCAGTTCCGACACGGTGCAACCTGCGGGGATGTACGTTCAAATGCTGATCCGCTACGCGGCGTAACGAATCAAACACTGCACGAACATTGCGGCCGTCTGAACTGTCGAAGCAGAACCATAAATGCTATTCGAAGCTTGGGCTGAGAACGCAATACCCGGGCTTTTAGGCCTCGTTTCTTGCGCTCTAAGTTGAACAATATTGGTTGTATCAACGCCTCCGATTTTTGATATAGCTCCATAGGTATCGGAGAAAATCCAGCCATTGATTGTCTGTAAATTTCCTTCGATATTCGGACAATCTCCGAATATACGAGGTGTTCTTTACGGAAGTCAGGCAAGCCTCGGCATTTTCGGAGCTAATTCAAATGGATCTTTTGGAGCTTCGGAAGGGAATAACGTTCTTAACGCAACTACAAAAACCGGTGCGGGTCAAAGTTCTGTGACCTTTTACGCTAATCGATGCTCTTCGCTCTACAAAGAGGATTTAAACGAAGTCCGAGTCAATGCCTTGTTCGGCATGAATCTCATTCGAGCTTTCTAACCGAATATTCTCGGTTATTCAAATATTGCAGGGTACTACGATCTTGCGACTGCTTCCGGTGGTGCTCTTAGCGCCTGTTCTCGATGGACATACTCTATTGCGCGAGAACCGGGAACAGCCGGAGGGATCATTAACATTGATGCTTCAGGATCAAATCCGATTTACGGGGCGTCAACGACAAATCAACCTGCCTCTGTTCGATCCTTATGCCTGATACGCGCGTATCAATGACAAACCGTACAGCGCATTTACTCGTACATCGTTGCAATCATCACGATAAAGCGCATTCGCGGTTTTTGCGTTAAACGTAAGACCGCGATCTATGCATGTACCACTACCGCCAGCGATTCCGGAGCTTCCGATTTGGTTAGAGGAAAAGGCCCCTATCGTATTTCCGACGCTTCTAGCAATAAACGGATTGAAGTTAGCCGTGATATTCGGTTAGAAAGCGCGGATAAGATTTAATCCAAAAAGTGCGTTCACCCGGACCTCGGAAAGATCTTTTTGA